CATCTTCTTTCTTTTCTTTACAGTTTTAGATTTAGATTTAGTTTTAGGTTTCATTTTTATATCATCTGGTCTATAATTTAAAAACCATTCTTCAAATGATTTATCATCCTTATTTTTTTTAAATTCTTTATATTTAGCAGCTTTGTCGGCTTTCATTTCTTCAACTGATTCTTGGTGACCATAACATGTAATACTAAATCTTTTTAATAACCCTTTCTGTGCTAATCTATTTTTCTGTTGAACATCAAATAAGAATTTTGACATACAAACAATTCTGTCTTTAAATTCATTATAATAAGGTTTGTTAGCATATAAAAAAGCTAAATAAAAACTCAACATGGTATCAATTGTGGCTACTTTTACTTTTTTACCTTTCATCATTAATATGTTATAACTATGACAACCAATCGGTTTGTAAATAAATAATATAGAATCATTTCCAACCTTTATTTCATAATGTTCAGGAATAATATCTCCGACTGCTGGTTGTTTAATAATTTTTACATTTTTTATTCCATTATCACCTAATCGTTCTTTAATAACTGATGCAGTTTGGTCTGGGTTATTAGATAAAACATCAAAATCCGCAAAATTTTCTATCTTCTTTCTTAAATTAGCAGGCATATATTGCGAATAAAGAATATTTGCAAATCCACCAAAAAATACAACACCTTGATTTATCAATGTATTTTTAACAGTTTCAAAAATCTTATCTTCACTCTCTCTATTTTCCATTTCACGTTGAAAATCAATATCATTGCAATTAACATCTGTTATATGATAATGTTTATTTAATAGCGCCAATCTTTTTAGCACCTTTTCCCATCTACTAATATCACCAGCTGGTCTAGATAATTCAAGATACATAGACATTCTTAAAAAATTTGGAGGTGCGTACATTATTCCATCTACAGTTAAAGCATCCTCTTTAATAGCATTATATATTTGTTTCGGTAAATATGTTATATCAGCAACAGGCATAAAATTAACAAAAACTTTATATGTTCCATGATGTTGACCTGATTTTGCTTCCACATCAATAAATCCTTTATTATAATAAATATCAGCTAATTCCTTGGCATCATCTAATGCATTTTGAGAGAAGAAATCATAATCTGGAACTTCTACATCTTTATTATAGAATTGGTCTTCTTCAGGTAAAATATTATTAATGGCTGTTCCACCATAACAAATTAATCGTTTTCTTTTAATAAATTCTTCAACAATATCAATTATTTTCTGTACATCTTCTGAATTCACAATACGTCTTCCCATTTTTTCTTCCGCTTTATCTACAGCCATACGCAAAATAGCTAATTCGCATTCTGTAAATGTTAAATCTTTACATACATTTTTTTCTTTTGGCATTCCTATATTATTAAGTTAAAAAAATCTTAATAATATATGATTTATTATTTATATAAAATGATACAAAAATTTTATATTGAACATTTCTAAAAGATGGAAATAATATTTAACTAACTATTAGATACTGTAATATCGTATTAAGGTAATCTCACTTTACAGATCTAAGCCTGTCAGGCTTAAGAACAAACGCGAAACTAGCTTTATCAAAAAAGGCATTATTTTCTACAAGATTAGTATCTGATTTTTGGTATCTCATAGCCACCATTTGACATCCACTTTCTCTACATAATTTCGAATCAGGATTATCTGGATTTGCACTATCATTAGGAAGAACAATGGTCATACCACGTCTATTAAATTCAGTTACTTCGGTTATATCAGTATTATCTCTAATCTGATTGAAATCATATTGTCTCATAAATATAGAACTACTTGTCATATTTATATATTCAAGTAAATGTTTATTATCTAAAAATGCGTTATTTGTTCTATCTGCAATTAATACAACTTTATTTCTAAGTGATAGTAAAGGGACTTTTCCTAAATTTTTCCCCTCCGATTCATAACTATATGCTGGACCTAACATAATATCAGCATTAGATTTAAAAATCTTGGCTAAATTTGAATACATTTTTTGATTATTACTCTTAAATCTTAAATGAATTAACATAGGGTCCGTTGGATTTGGGCATGTACTAGTTGTAAAAGCAAGATTGCGTATAGTATCCATTACAGTTTCAAAGTCAATAGAATTAAATGTTTCTTTCGCTCGATAATTATTGCTAGTGCTCGTTGCTACAACTGGCTTGTCATTGATTGAATATATTTCAAAATCAAGACATCTAACTCCTTGCTTGATAATTGATTTAAGAACACAAATATCTACATAATCATTCTTATATGAGCCTCCACTGCAAGCATTATAGGCTGTTTTAACATAATAATCATAAAGTTTTCCTTTGTAATCTGGATTTGAAGTATTAATTGATCTTATGTTTCCATTTAGCTTTGGATATAATGAATTTATATGTTTACATTCTCTTTTTTGAAGTCCACTAATATAAATTAGATATATAGTAAAAGCAATAATAGCAATTACCGTAGCTACTATGAATATTAATGAAATTAAATCTTCATCTATATTTTCAAAAAAGCTTAAAAAAGATGTTGTTTGAGCTGGTGCGTTATTATTAAATATATACCAAGTTAAAAAGATTAAAATAATAAAGATAATTGCTATTAAAAAATATAATATAGTTATTACATTTATATTTCTGCGAATACTGCTTAAATAAATATTTATATTTTTTGATGACATAATTAATATATATTATTATTATTATTTAATTTTTTATTGATAAATTTTTATAAGATTTAATCCAGATAAATTTAAGGATAAAAATGGAAAATCACTAAACCCTATGCTTTACACTCGTTTACCTGTATTAAAAGAAGAAATTGAAAAACAGATTAAAAGAATTGAAAACGAAGAAAATAAAAAATTATTAGAAATAATTAAATTATATTATGACGAAATTAAGAATTAAAAAATAAATATATTATATACTAATTATGGCTGGCGGATTGTTAAATCTTGTTGCACAAGGAAATACAAATATAATTTTAAATGGAAATCCATCTAAAAGTTTTTTTAAAAGTACTTATAAAAAATTCACAAATTATGGCAAGCAAAATTTTCGAATAGACCACGAAGGAACCCCCCAATTGAGTTTAACTGCTGAGAGCACTTTTACGTTTCGCATAAAACGCTATGCAGATTTACTTATGGACTGCTATATATGTGTCACATTACCTAATATTTGGTCACCGGTCATGCCACCACAGTCTTACACAAATCCTGACGGCACAACTGGATACACAAATTGGGCACCATATGAATTTCAATGGATAAAAAATTTAGGTGCACAAATCATCAGCAAAATTACCATAAATTGTGGTAATCAACAACTCCAACAATATTCAGGTCAATATATTTTATCTTCTGTGCAAAGAGACTTTTCCGGAAGTAAGAGAGCATTATTTAATGAAATGATAGGTAATGTACCAGAATTTTATGACCCAGCAAATGCAGGAGGTCGCGTTAATTCATATCCTAATGCATTCTATACAACCAGTCCTGCCGGTGCTCAGCCATCTATTATGGGACGTACATTGTTTATACCAATTGGATCGTGGTTTAGTCTTCTCTCTACACAAGCCTTTCCATTAGTGGCTCTTCAATATAACGAATTATGGATAAATGTATCATTTAGACCGATTAATGAATGGTTTACGATTAGAGACGTAATGGACTATACAAATAACTATCCAGTGATCGCTCCTAATTTTAATCAATTTTATATGCAGTTTTACAGATTTTTACAAACACCTCCTGATGAAGAATTAGGACCTGACTCTTATGTAGATACAAGAACAAATTGGTTTGCTGATATTAACTTAAATTGTACTTATTGTTTTCTCTCTAATGATGAAGCAACAATATTTGCTAAAAATGAGCAAAAATATTTAATCAAACAAGTTTACGAAAAAACGTTTTATAATGTAACTGGAGCAAATAACATATTTTTAGATTCGATGGGTATGGTAATAAGCTGGATGTTTTATTTCCAAAGAAGTGATGCCAATTTAAGAAATCAATGGTCTAACTATACTAATTGGCCTTATGAAACTATGCCTCAAGATGTAGTTCTTGCATCAACAGCTGGGAATTATCCTAATCCAGATCCAGCTGGACCACCACTTCTGGGTCCTGGTTTAAATCCTGACGGAACATTGTCTGGATTGTATTTATCAGGAATTTATAATCCCCAAAATATAAAATCAATTTTGATAGCAATGGGTATATTACTAGATGGTCAATATAGAGAGAATATATTGCCTGCTGGTGTTTATGATTTTGTAGAGAAATACGTGAGAACTGCTGGGTTTGCTCCACCTGGACTATACTGTTATAATTTTTGTTTGAACACAGATCCATTAATCTATCAACCATCGGGTGCAATGAATATGAGTAGATTTACTAATGTACAGCTCGAATTTACTACAATTACTCCACCAGCGGATCCTTATGCACAAGTCTTAACTATTTGTGACCCAATTACTGGTGACATAATTGGTATAAATAAGCCAACTTGGAGAATTTATGATTATAATTTTAATTTATATTTGATGGAAGAAAGAGTAAATATGGTT